AAGATCACCACTTGAACCGAACATGCTGCCAAAAGTCTCAGATGCGCCCGCACCACCAGCACCTCCCTCCGCACCAGAACCGCCAAATACCTTCTTTGCACCCTTGGCACGCTCCTCAAAGTACTTATCACGGTTATCCTCGTTCTCCTTGTACTTGCGCATTAGAGTATTGAGCTGATCCTGACCATATTCCTGCTCAGCAATGTCATGAGGCTGAGGATCCCAAGGAAGCCACTTACCAACATCACCTACAAAGATATTATGATACTTGTCCTTGCTCTGGAGCTTCTTCGCTTTAAGCTCAGCCTCCTTGGGGTTGCCATAGACACCGCGTACCTTTAGGCCTCGTACGGTGGTGCGGAACTCATTCTTGGCATAGTACTCTTCCTCAAGCTTGGACTTGTTTGCATACATAAAATCATCATAGGCCTCTTTAATCTTAGTCTTATTGATATCAGTCTTGTTCTTCTGGACAAAAGTCTGATAATTGGTCATTAAAGCCTCAATGTTGACACGATTCCTACGACAGATTGTAGCCTGCTCAGGCTGATCCTGCTTCTCTAGCTCACGCGCGCGATCATCAAGCTGATCATTGATATTCTTAACAACATCTACGAGATACTTCTCAAGATTCTTAATCTTCCAATCAACCTCGTAAGACTGCAGGAACTTCTCAAAAAAGTACAGCTCTTTCTTATCCAAAACTTTCTCCGGACTGAGGAAACTCAGCAGGACATAACGCTGACCAGGAATCTCAGTATCCTCATCTAGGAAGTCCTCAACTACGGTGGGCTCAGTTTTGCTGGAAGTGGTGGCGCTCATTATCGTCTATGTAGGTTTGTGAGGCGATGCTTTAAACTCATAACGCCGTTTAATTTTTGTTGATTAATGCGAGTTTTTTTCTAAAGTTTGAATATAGAAATGATGGGCTACGGATTTGCTGAAATTGTTAACCGCATAATCAAATATCTGATTGAGGGTCTTGTGATTGCTGCCGCTGCAATCTTCATCCCCAAGAAGGCGCTTCCTCTTGATGAGGTTGCCACCCTTGCTGTCCTGGCCGCCGTCGTGTTCGCCATCCTGGACGCCGTCTCTCCCTCTGTTGGTGTGACTGCTCGTCAGGGTGCAGGATTTGGTCTCGGTGCCAACCTGGTGGGCTTCCCTCGTATGTAAATTGTGTTAAAGTAACATAGTTATCATATTTAATTAATATTGTAATTTCAAATTGCAAATATTAATTATATGTAATTTAAGAATCGGATTTATGATTACTTGCGATTCTTGCGAGATTTGCGCCGTAGCTTACGAGAACCACGACGAGTTTTACGTTTTCCACCCCCACGACCAATCGGACGACTCCTACGAAGATCTGACATACGTTGAACTATTATGCGATCACATGCGTCATTTTGTCCAGAAATAAATGTAACTTTATCTTTATGCCAAGTAGCGTTTTCATTATTTTCAGTTAAAATTGAATAATGATCTGTACCTGATACAGCAGTTATCTTTCCACGCTCATCAGTTGAATCATGTTTTACACAACTACCTACTACACTTGATATTGCTTCCGCCATTATATCTATACACAATATTTTAATTACGCGTCTACAGACTACATAGTCGTCGGTATAAACTGCCATTTCATTTCCTCACAAATTTTCTCCCAAGTCTTATCCTGGAGATAGAGTTTGTCACGATTTTTCAGCAATGGGAAACACGCCAAATATTCGTCCATTTCAAGCAATTCACAAAACTTATAAAGAACATATCCATATGACAAAAAGTTTCTACGCCCCTTCGGACAATGTTTCTTGAAAGATGGCTGAATTTCACGGAACATATGACGCAGTTTTTCCTCATCTTCACGCGACATAAATGGTGCATTTTGACCGTTTAGACGATTGATAATATGCGGAATATGCTCGTAATATTTGGAACACTTCAGTTTACGAAGAATCTCACGCAATTTAGTGGGCTTCAAAGATGCCATGTTCGTAATCCGCTCCTTTTTGAGTTGAATCAAGATGGCATCGTAAATTTCGTGTGGAATCTCTGTACTCTCTTTGGCTTGGAATTGAGCGAGCCATTCATTAAAATGATTAATCTTTTTGTAGGCATAATATGCAACTTCGCGAGGAGGGTCCTTGTAGGATGGTTTGTCACTATCAACTAAAATAAATTCCTGATGACCACATTTAGAACAAGTAAGATTTGCTTCATTGAGACACATAATCATCTCATTACCACAGTGTTCGCATTGTGTCCAGGGGTCATCATATTCTTCTGCTCCAGATCGTGCCATAGCAGGGTCTTCAATTTGGAGATATTCATTTAACAACTGATGCCTTTGGAGTGTTTTAGGCACAGATGGCAAACTTGTTGGTTTTTTTTCAGTGTGGTCTTCCTTTTCTTGTGCGACTTCTTCTAAAATTGCAAGAATTGACCCTGGTTTTGCTTTTGCTCTACTAAATGATGAGGTTCCTAGATGAATTTTGTCTTGAATATCATAATAATTATATAATATATCGCCCGTGCGAAGATAGTAATTCATAATATCAGACCCATTTTCAATTGACTTAATACGCTTTTCAAGGTCTTCTGCCTCTCTCTCAAGACGCCATATTTCAATATCCGAAGTAGTTTCGCTAATTTTTTTATGTAAAACAGCTAATTTCTCTTTGAAATCATTGATATTCTCTTTTTGGTCTATCATTTGTTGAATCTTCTGATTATGAATCGCATCAAGTGTTGTACGAGATTCAGGATTGCTACGCTTTGAGCTTTTGACTTTGAAAAATGCACCACTGTCGCTCATAACTTATACGATACTCATCGCAAAGGGTTTAAATTCCGCATTTGGAGGTTTAGTGAAAAAAGATTGTGCGTTTATCTTACTGATTCAAGATTCAATACTGTAAAACAATTCTACAATTTGGATTGTTTTATCAGTCATATTTTCTGGTATAGACCAATACTCTATTTGACTTTTTAGTGTGTCTAAACGAAACGCCCATTCTTTGAGTTTTGTCTTCTTCAAAGCACAAATACCTAATTTATTAACTCCCCAACATGATGTAATCTTTTTGGACTTATCCATATATTCATCAGGATTAAATCTGATAAACACGATTGGACGATGATAAACATCTTGAGATAATTCCATTAATCTTTTATTTTCACATGCGCAATCGTAATCATTATGTTGATGCTCATCTACCTCAACAATTATAATCTGATATCCTAAATCCAGAAGTAGGTCAGGACGCCTTTTAGAACATCCATCTTTTACCCTTTTATCAGTAATCCAACTGTACTTTTCTAAAGGAAATTGCTCAAGAATATAATCTACAACTGCTTTTTCTTTTGTTTTGTAATTTTTAGCATTTGGTTTATCTGGAAAGAGATGGATGAAACAATTTAGACAATGACCTTCATATTTCGCGTTTGCTGAAGTTTCACACCATTCAGATTTACAAAGAGCAGAACCACCACATTGCTTGCAGTGTGATTTTCTCTTTTTGTGGGGACAAATTCGGCCACCTTTGCACTCTACGCACTGATAGCGTATTTTATCGTGTTCACAAATGTTATGTCCGTGGCATTCTACACAATTTGCTCTTTCTTTTTCGTGCTCACACATCTGGCTCCCACCACAATCTACACATCTATCTTTACGAATTTTATGAGGGCATATTTGACTTCCATTGCATTCTACACAATATTCTTTTCGTCTATTATGTTCACACAAATCACTTCCTTCACATAAGGCGCATCTTGATTTAATTTTACTATGAGAACAAATTGAACCGCCTTCACACTCCTTACATCGACTTCTTCGTTTGTTATGGTCGCATATAGAGGCACCTTTGCACTCAACACAATGTTGTTTTATACAATTATGGATACAAATACCCATTCCTTTACATTCTTTACATATATATTTATATTTATTATGAATGCATATCGAACTTCCTTTACATTCCTTACATTGAAATGAATATTTATTATGTTCACACTTTTTTCTAATATATTTAGGTTTGTCTCCTGCTCCTCCGTTTGCTTCTGACATTTCTGATTTATTGTAACTTTGAATGGCAAATCAAATTTTTATTAAATCGTCCGGCAGATTCTAAAATAAGAATATAATAAATTAATAATTTTATCACTAATAAAGTGAGTAGGTCATTGATAATTAATATTTAAACTACCGGCATTTTCAAATTTTTGAGGCTCCGACAAAATTTTGACAAAAATTTAAAAATGTGATTTTTGCCAAAATTATTTTCTTTTATGTAAGTATAATCACAAATGACAGGGGGCGGATTGATGCAGTTAGTCGCTTATGGTGCCCAGGATGTTTACCTGACTGGCAACCCTCAGATTACTTTTTTCAAGGTGGTTTACCGCCGTCACACTAACTTCGCCATGGAGTCCATTGAGAACCCGTTCAACGGTGCTCCCAACTTCGGCAAGAAGGTTACCTGCACTATCCAGCGCAACGGTGATTTAATCCACCGCATGTACCTCCAGGCCACTCTTCCCCAGGTGCAGCTCCAGCCTTCTGACGGCTCTGGTGCCCAGTTCCGCTGGCTCAACTGGATCGGTCACAACATCATCGACTATGTTGAGATTGAGATCGGTGGTCAGCGCATTGACAAGCAGTACGGTCAGTGGCTGCATATCTGGAATGAGCTCACCCAGGAGCCTGGCAAGCAGGCTGGTTACGCCAAGATGGTTGGTAACGTCCCTGAGCTCACCAACCTGCTCTACCAGGGCGGCTCCACTTGCGACAATGATTGCTATGGTGGCGAGCCCCTGACGTCTGAGGTTATCACCTCTTGCGCCCCTATGTACACCCTGTACATCCCCCTCCAGTTCTGGTTCTGCCGCAACCCTGGTCTCTCCCTGCCCCTGATCGCCCTCCAGTACCACGAGGTGCGCATCAACCTGGAGTTCAACACCCTGAACAACCTCTGCTGGGACTACTCCAACTCCTCTGACCCCCACGCCATCCGCAACCGCGTCGGTCAGTGCGGTCTTGCCGCTGCGTCTCTGTATGTGGACTACATCTACCTGGATACTGATGAGCGCCGCAAGTTTGCCCAGGTCTCCCACGAGTACCTGATTGATGTTCTCCAGTTCACTGGCGGTGAGTCCATCACCTCTTCTGCCAACAAGCTGAAGCTGAACTTCAACCACCCTTGCAAGGAGCTCATCTGGGTTGTCCAGCGCGATTCCTTCGTGTCTTGCGATGATAACATCATCAACCC